CGGGATCATCCAGTCATATGATTGGTACTGCTATTGAGTTAATGAATCTTCAACAACTTTTAGAGTTAGTTAAGAGAGAAATATCTATGGCTATGGGTATATCTCCACAGAGAGAATCTAATTTTCAATCAGGTTCTAATGTATCAGATAATCAACAAGCAATTACACAATCTTATGCTATTACCGAACCATATTTCTTTATGCACAGTCAGATATGGAAGGCTGCTGTTAATGATTGGTTGATTAACTTTAGAACGTTTTGTCAGACTCAATTTGAAGTACATAATCTTAAAGATTTATCATTTCAGTTTTGGTTACCCGATAATACTCAACAAGTATTAAAGGTTACTCCTAAACATTTGAGTCATGCTGATATTGGATTATTATTAACTAATAGTACTGTTAATCAGAAATATGCTGATTTAATGATGCAACAAGTACAAGCATTTGCTCAAAATGCAGGAGAAGGTGTATCTGCTGTTAGTGGTATCTTGAAAGATATTGTGATGAATGCTTCCCCGGAAGAAATACACAAGCGTATCATAATTCAAGAAAACAAGATTCATGAGAGACAAATGGCTATGCAAAAAGCACAACAAGATGCTCAAGCACAAATGTTAGAAAGAGAAATTGAGAACAGAGAAGATATTCAGAAAGCACAGGTTGAATTGGCTCTTATTAAAGAAACAGAACGTAGAGTTACTGAAATTCAGAAAGCAACTATTTCTGCTTTAGGTTTTGCTGAAAATTCTGATGTTGATAATGATGGAACTCCTGATGTAATTGAATTAATGGATCATGATCTTAAATCTAAGAAACTTGATTTAGAAATTAAGAAACAAAAAGAAGATGTTAGGTTAAAAGAAGAAAAATTGTCAATAGACAGGATTAAGGCTAATAAACCAACATCTAGTAAATAAATTAGTTTGATAATATGGTTATAGACGTGATTTTCTTTTTGAACTTTTGAAATGAAAATCACTCTATAACTAATTATATATATAACTTTGCATTATGAATAAATTAGAAAACTTTAGTTTTGATTTGGATGATGAACCAAATCTCCCTGTTCAAGATGAAATTGAACAACAAGATACAGAAGTTGAGGATCAAGAAGTATTAGATGATGATCCTCAAGAAGATTCCCAAGAACAAGATACTGAACAAACAGATGGTAAAGATCCATTAGCACAAGCAACATATGAAAAGTATGTTGAACTTGGAATATTGGAACCTGATGAATCTTTTGATGGTACCTTTGTTTCTTTAGAAGAACGCATGGAAGATGTGCCTAATAAATTGCTTAATCAAGCATTATTGGAACTTCCAGAACAAGGTAGAGCCGTACTACAGTTTATTTCTGCTGGTGGCTCGAATATTACAAAAGAAGAAATTATTAATTTTGTCAAGGCTTGGGAAGAAGAAAATAGAACTTCTTTTGAGTTAGAAGATGAGGCTCGTAATTATCTTGCTGAAACACTTAAGAAACAAGGTTATAAGAATAGTGCTATTCAAGCACAACTTAATGAACTTGAAGATGAAGGTGAATTGTTAGTTGAGGCTAACAAACTATTAGCAGAAGAAAATACTAAAACTCAAAAACTAATTGAGAGTAAAAAAGCACAGACAGAACAGAATAAACAATCTGAAAGACAATATTATTCTGCTATTAATGAAGAATTAAAAGCATTGAATTATAGTAAGAGAAAGACAGAAGATATTCAAAAAACATTGAACAACGCTAATAAGGTATTAAGTAATATTTATGCTAAACCTAAAGCCGTGGTTCAACTAATGGATTTACTTACTAAATTTAATGGTGAAGAATTTGATTTGTCTGATTTTGAAAAACAAGGTACTACTAAAGCGGTAAGTACTATTCAAGCAGCATTAAATAAATCTGGACAAAATTCTGCTGGAACAAAAACTTCAAGTACTACTGTTAGTAAAGTCCTTTCAAATCCTAATAGATTTGAATTTACAGTTGATTAAAAACTCTTTAAAGAGAACACTTATATAAAATGATTAGAAATACTGCACTGGTAACACATGACAGAAAAGCATGGGGTGGATCATATTTTGATTCCTTGACTCATGCTACGATGTTTCGTAGTTACAAACCTTATGATTTTGGCGTTATGACCGCCAGATTGTTTTCGTCTGAAATTGGTTCAGACCTTATTAATAAGAAATTTACTTATTACACAATTGCTAACAAGAATGTTTATGTACTTCCTGGAGGTACTGATGACTATACTTGGTATGCAATGGGTGACACGGATGTTGAATTCCGTTTCACTGAATTGTTAGTTGATCCTGCATCCACACCGGGTAAAGGTGGTTTACAATTTAGAATTGCTATTGACAGAGATTGGTTGCATGAACCTGCTGTTATTAAACTTGCTTCTAGTAATGCTCCATTGCTTAGAATCATTGGTCAACCTACTATGCGTTCGGCTAACTCTTATGAATATCTTGTAGAAATGCAGGATGGTGATGTTAACTCGTTTATTCCTGTTAGCTTGCTTCAGCCGGGTATGACTGCTGTTCGTGTTACATCTTTCACTTCTGAGGAACTTAATACTAAGTATGCACCTGACCAGTATGGTGAGATGTACAAACTTCAGAACTGGGTTGCTAACTATGGTAACAAAGCTGAATTTACTGATAAGTTTATTCGTACTGAAATTGCTGCCAGAAAAGAAGGTAGAGGTTTACCTGAAACTGCTAGTTATTCTGTTGGTGGTAAAGCAATGAAAGGTGCTGCTATTTCTAGCGGTTATGTTTATCAAGCAGATTTGCGTGATAAAATGACTGGTAAGAAAATTCAAGTTGGTACTTTTATTACTAACATTGAAGCACGTTTGGAAGAACGTACTATGATGGACAGAGAGTATGCTATGGAATGGGGTAGACTTCAGAAAACAGTTGATCCTGATTCTGGACGTACTATCAAAATCCCTGCTGGTTGGAGACAATTGGTTAGAGATGGTCATTACATGGAACACAATGGTAACTTAAGTCTTTCTGATATTCAAGAGTTCTTGAATAACATCTTTATTACTCGTAAAGGTTTTAAAGATCGTGAAATTAAGATTGCTACTGGTGAAGGTGGAATTGACTTCTTGAGTCGTTTGATCTTTACTGAATTTAGTTCTATCGTTACTATTGATACTTTACTTGCTGCTAAGCGTAATGATCCTATGGGAGTTCATGAAAATGAACTTGAATATGGTGGTCAGTTTACCAAGTTCAAAGGTAACAACGGTACAACTATTACTCTTGTTTATGATCCAATGAAAGACAACCGTCAGTTGTTCCCTGAATTGGCTCCGGGTGCTAACCGTACTTTGGAATCTTATTCTATGGACATCTTTGACTTTGGTGTTACAGATCAAACTCCGGGTAATGCAGGTATGAAAAACAACATTTGTATGGTTATGCAAGATGGTGTTGAAGAGTTCTACACTGTATCCAATGTTTATAACTTTGAAACTGGTGCTGAAGTATCTGGTGGAAATGTTTATGGTAATGGTAAGGAACTTGGTGTTTATCGTGCCATGAGTGGTTCCCTTAATTGCTGGGATACTTCTCGCATCGGAAGAATCGAATTTAATCCTGCCGCATAATTAAATTAAAAAACTAAAATAGTAAGGATAGATTGAGTTCTGTCCTTACTATTTCTATTTAAAGAAATAAAGTTTACATGAAAAGTACAACTATACTATTTGTTAGCCCTGTTGAAAGAGTGGCTAGCCAAGGAAGAGATCGTCAAATTTACTCTTTTATTGACCCAAGAACACAACAATTAATTCAGACCAGAGCGATGAAGAAAACTCGTGAAACTGGTACTGAAGCAGTTTACGCATTTCAACCTTCTTATTCACAGAATAAGTATTTAACTGGTTTAGATGAGCGTATAAAAAATCCTTTTCAAGATGGTGATGTTAATTCATTAATGAATGAATATAATCTTCCAATTGAATGGCGACCAGAATTAGAAAAGATTATAACATATTCCGAAATTACTAAGCAGTCTTATTATGAAATTTTGCATAATCAAGTTCCGGGATTTTATACATCTGCTTTTAATCCTGTTAATTCTATTTTTAAATCTTTAGGTAAATCTAAAGCAGACATTAAGGATACTACCTTTATTGATAGATTTAGTATTACTTTATATGATGGTGCTAATAGATTTACTGATGAAACACCAAGAGGTGCAATGGCAATTCAATTGATTAGGAATCATCCTAAGATTGCACTAAGTAAAAAAGATGTTAATCCTGTAGTACATCAGTATTACATTTCTGAAGAAAATGAAGCAGAAATGGAGAAAATGAGAAAACAGGATATTATTGATGATGCTGGAAATGTTAAATATGAATTGCTTAGAAAATCTACTGCTTATAAAGCATATCAAGTAGCAACATTATGTACTACTGTAGACCATAAGCCTATTGTTAAAGGTAAGACCACAATAGATCAAGTTAAGATTGCTCTTAATAATTATATTGGTGATGGTAGAGATCAGATGAAAAACATTGATAGATTCATGGAAATATCTGATTTACTTAAATCTCCAGAAACAAAAGCATTATTTGAATGTAAGTATTTAGTTGGTCAAGGTTTAGCGTTTGGCGTATTAGGTATCAGAGATGGTAACTTATACTGGTATAGCAAATCTGATAATCATACTAAATATAAATGGTCATCTGAACAAGCATTTATTAGTTTCTTGGTTACAGAATACAACACTTATAATTCTGAAGAAAATGTCCAAAACTTTTATGAAGATCTTGTTAAAGAGGTTTCTAATAAAGGTGCTTGGATTGAATAATTAAACTATGGTTATTTCCAGAATGCACTATGAAATTAAGGTTGGTTATAACAAACTTAATTCAAATCACAAGCCGGATTTATTACCGGCACAAATTGACGATGTTATTAATAAAGCATCGGACGATTATGTTGAAATATTTTACTCTGGAAATAATACTAAAGAGTATAAACTTGGGTTTGAGGTAACTCAACAAAGAGTTGATATGCTTTCTACATTAGTTGTTCCAGAAAAATCAATATCTCCTACGTTAGTTAGAACTAATGTATATAAAGCCTCTACAACTTTAACTCCTTCTTATAGACACTTTTTAAGAGGTTGGGTTATTGCCACTGGTTGTCCTCAACAAATTCCAATTACAATAGTAAGACATAATGACTTGGATAAAATGTTACTTGATAGTAATCAAAAACCAAGTTTAAAATGGAAAAGATGTTTAGGAACATTTAAACAAGATGGTTTATATTTATATACTGATTATATTATAACTTCTGTAGTTATTGAATATTTATCTAATCCTGTAAAAGTTTATTCTGGAGGATATGATTCTTTAGAATATTTACAAGGAGATTTAACAGCCCCTAATACGGGCGATCCAATAGTAAACTCTGATTTACCTGAACAGCATCACTATATATTAGTTGATATGGCTATTCAGCATTTAGCAAGAGTACTAGAGGATGGGCAAAAACTTAACCTTCAAAAAGAAGGTCTATTATCTAAAATATAATTATGATTAAAAAATCTAACAAACTTCCTATGGAAGTAATCTTGGTTGCTACAGGCGACCAAGCACTTGCTGTAGGATCATTTCAAACAGCAGGTAATTCTGTAAATATTGCTAATGGAGCATTGGGTGTAATGTCTTATGATCCTAACAGTGCTGTTCAACCAATTGGTGATTACCTTTTAGCAGGTGATGATTCCAATGAAGTACAAGCAATTAGAATTGTACAAGGTACTCCTGCTTCAGCAAACACATTAAACGCTGACATTTGGGAAGTTGGTGATAAATCTCACATTGAGACAGGCACCATTCGCAAAAATCAAATCAAAAGTGTTGCTGTTAAAAAATGGGTTCCCGGTACTTTAGGTGCTGCTGCAGTTACCGCCTTTCCTACTCCTGCAAATGATGTAGAATATTTGATGTACTTAAAACTTGATTCCACTAGATTGGATAAAGAGTATAGTACAATGAATGATGCTATCGTTTATGGCAGTTCTCCTGCTATTAACTATACTACTGCTGGTGTTACCAACGCTTTGGACTATGTATTATCTAACGTTCTTTCTGATTTAAATAGTCAATCTAGAGCCGTTACTAATAATGGTTTAAGAGGTAAGCAAGATTATGTAGTATTTGGTGTTAAAGTTGGTGGTGGTGCTGGTCAAGTAATTGGCACAGTTACTCCCACTACTGTTCTTACGTTCCAAACAATTAATGGTGTTGCTCAAACGATCACAAGTTCTGTACCAATGGTTTCTGCTTTAGCAAGACTTGTACAAGACAATGCTGCACTTACAGCAACTTCTACTATTGAGAATGTTAACTTAGCAACTGCTGGTGCTGCTGCTAAAATTGATGCTCTTATTATCATTGGTTTGCCAAGCAGAACTGCTGCTGTTTATGATAATGTAAGTCAGACTTACACTAAAGTTATTCCTAATCCTGCTAAGGGATTCAATACTGGGGTTGATCCAACAGTAACAATTGCTAATCCTGTTGAGCCACAGAATACTGGTGCTAAATGGGTGATTGAGGATGACAATAGAGCAAGATTGTCTACACATACTATGCAAGCACAACCTCACGGTGACTGGTTTGCACTTGGTAAAAGTTATGTAAATCCTGCTAAGAACTATACTTCTTATATCATCGAATACTTTGATACTGAATATACTCTTACTAATCCTATCGTAACTAGTCCTAAAAAAGCCACATTGTTGTTCCCTGCTGAAATTCTTTCGAGTTTCACTGTGAATGTAAACAACGTTATTACTAGAATTGCTGCAAGTAACACTCCTGTTCCTGTATCTACTTCTAATGATGCTGGTACTGGTACTGCTTCTGCTGTAACTGTTGCTTCTGTTGAAGCCATTCTTTCTGCATGGTTAGAACATGCAAGAACTACTGGAACTAACTTCCAAGTTCTTGGTGATGCTGTTGCAGGTGGTACTTATTTGTCTTAATTTATAAAAAACATTTCATATTCCAGACATAGGTTAATTCCTGTGTCTGGAATTTTTAATTTACACAAATGGCAAAAAAATTAATAATTCCCGATAATATTGGGAAATCAAAAGTTACAAGTCAGTTTGGCCCTAATGTTGTTGCTGGTGGTTCAGGATCTAATGAGGGGACAGATGTAATGGAATTGATCCAAGAATGGATTGATGCTGGTGATTTGGATACTGGTGGAGGTGGTTCTCCGGGTTCTGGTAACTTATCATTAGGTACTGTTGGTGCTAATACTGTTGGTGTCAATATTGATACTGGTACTGATGTAACATTACCTGCTGCAACAAGTTCTACGGCAGGTGTTTTAACATCTACAGATAAGGTTAAATTAGATAATCTTGCAAATTATACTCACCCTAATCATACAGGTGAAGTAACTTCTACTGGTGATGGTGCAACTGTTATTGCTAATAATGCTGTAACAAATGCTAAGTTAGCAGATATGGCAGCAAATACCATCAAGGTTAGAAATAATGCTGCTGCTGGTGATCCTGTTGACATGGCTCTTGCAGCATCTCAACTTGTAGGTATGGGATCAACAGGTAATATTGCTCCTATTGTTTTAGGTACTAATCTTTCTATGAGTGGTGCTACACTTAATGCAACTGGTGGTGGTTCTTATACAAATGAAGAGGCTCAAGATGCTGTTGGAGCAATGGTTGATACCACCTTGGTATATGTTGATGCTACACCTCTTTTAACAAGAGCAGCATTAACAGGTCATGTAACTGCTGCACAAGGTAGTAATGCTACTACAATTGCAGATGGTGTTGTAACAAATGCTAAACTGGCTTCTGTTGCAGCAAGTACTTTTAAAGGCAATCCAACGGGTGCTCCTGCTGTTGTAACTGATATGACTGCTGCACAAGCAAAAACTCTTTTAGCAATTACTGGTACGGATGTAGCAAATACTCCTGCTGGTACAATTGCAGCAACTACTGTACAAACAGCACTGAATGAATTAGATACTGATAAACAGCAAGATATTGCTTGGCAAGAAGAAGGAGTAATTCAAGGTACTGCTGGTGGCGTATCTACTGTTAATTTTGTAGGTGCTGGTGTAACTGCTGCTGAATCTGCTGGTACTTTAACAGTTACTATTCCCGGTGGAGGTGGTGGTTCATCTTTTGTTACTGCCACTTCTGGTACTGCAAGGGTTACTTATATTGTTCTTACAGGCACTCCTGTAGTTACATTTAGTAAACCTGTTGCTGGTTCTGCAACTCTTGTTGTAACTGGTGGTACTATTAAATTAATTGAAGTTGTTGATAATCTTAATGTAGCAGAAGTATCTGGTTCCAGTTCTATTAGATATGATTTTGTTGGTACTGGCACTAATAAATTAGATGCTTATCCAACCACTACTAAATATACTGTAAACAGTGCTACTCCTACTGTTGTAAACTTTGGCGATATTGGAGATCAACAAGATACTGATAATACTCCACCTACATTGTTTGGTGATTTTGTACTTACAAGTCATGGTAGTATGTCAGCACGTCTTAATAATATCACTGCTCAAATTTATATAAAATTCACATGGACGCAAAAATAAAAATTCTAATTTTATGTTTATTGTCTGTATTTACTTTACAGGCACAAACACCTCATCTTAACTTTGCTGCCAGATTTCAAATTACATCTGCTACTGGTGGTGATCCATATAATATAGTAGGTATTGTTTCTGATGATCTTTCCAGATTTACTGGTTCAGATGTAGCAATTAATGATTCTATTTATGTTATTGATGGTTCTGATGTTTATGTATTAGCAGTAACTTCTATTACATCAGTAGTAGGGCCAACAGTAACATTAGTTGCTAATGATCCTTTAGATGCTGGTGTCAGTATTCCTACTGGTCAAGCAGCAATACTTAGACCTACTAATAACTATACACTTCCTGTTTATATATCTGGTCTTAGAGATGATTTAAGATCAATGATAATGAATAGGCAAGCACAGTTAATTGATGAGATTACTGGTGGTGGACTATCTATTACAGATTTTATATCTGCTGGTGTTGCAGTACCTCCTTCTGCCCCTGCTAATCTTAATGATGGTGAGACTTGGAGAAATATATCTACTGGTGAATTATGGGCATCTGACGGTGTTAAATGGTATCCATTTAATTATGGGCCTAAAGAATGTGTTGACACTGTTACAGTATCTTTAATTACTGTACAATCTGGTGGTTCTGTAACCACTGGTTCTCCTTTAGTTAGAAATACGTCTGGTGTATGGGAACATTTATATAACCATGCTACACCTAATCTAATTCCAGATGGTGTTGTTACTGATGTTATTACTGGCCCTAGAGCAATCATACAATATTGTGGTGTAAGAAAAGGTTCAGGTGCTACACCTAATACTTCTTATTATGTAGATCAAACTGCTAATACTGGTTTTACTACAACTAAACCAACTACTAATATCAGACCGTTAGGTAAGGTAGCAAGTAATGGTGATTTTTTAGTTAATGCTGGATTGTTGTTCTCAAGAGATAATTTACAAAATGCTGTTGATAGTACTTTTGCTAAAACAAGCGGTAGTTATGCTAATAAGCGTATAACGGATAACGTGTATAAAAATGGCACTTTAGGTGTAGGGACGGTGGATACGTTTGGGGTTATCAATATAAAAAATGATGCAAACACAAAACCTCAAATTAATTTTGGCTCAAATTCAAGTTGGTTGTTTAATTCGCCAAAAGATACCAGAGCAAATAGCGGACTTATTCAAGATTTTGAATTAGCAAAATCTTTTAATGATAGTGCAAGCACGTCCGGCGATAATCAGGTGTATTATATGGGCTTTAATGCACAACTAAGAAACCCGGCAACAGCTGGGATGTGGCTTGCAATGGAAAACAGTTTTAATAATCCCTCAAATTATAGAGCGTACGAGCTTCATTTACCTCAAATAAGTTATCCGGGTGGCATTACACGAAGGCCGTATTCAGGTTATTATTCAAACAGTTCATCCGTTATTGCAGGTCACACCTTATTTGATGCTGATTACTTTAATTTAAACGACTATAAAACAGGAGCGCAAAAAATAACAATTGGTATTGGCGATCCCGGTACATACCAGCCATATAGTCAGGGTATAACTTTTTTAGATACTGCGTTAATCAATTTTAACAAAAACAATGTAGGGGGGATATATCAGCGCAATGCTGCAAATAGTGGCGATATTCGATCTATGTATGTTAATTCTCTTAATCAAGTTGATATAGGGAATAACGCATCTGCCACCAAGACATACGAACATTTAATTGTTGATGGTACTGGTCTTATTAGCAATGGTATCACTAATGGACAAATTAGGTTAGGGGACGCAACATATCCAACATCATTATTAGTAAGGACAAACACAAACTCTCACGTTATTGCATTGACGAGGACGGGCGAAACAAGAACAAATCTTGATTTATCAGGAGGCAGGTTCCAAATACAAAATGACAATAATGGGTTTAATATTTTTGATATGAACCTATCTGCTCCAGCAGCATCAATTTTTATTAATTCTACTGGAAAGATTGGTTTTGGCACTATTAGTCCTGTTGGTAAAATTCACACCACTACAACATCAGGTGTAACACAACAAATGATAAGCGTTGAAAATACCTCTGGTACAAGTTCAATCTTTAGAAGTAATACTACTCCTGAATCGGTGATTACAGCAAATCAAGGTGATTTAGCGGTGGTGAATGATGGGACGGGCAATTTATTTATAAAGAAAACAGGTACGGGAAATACTGGATGGGAAAAAACAATAACTACATCAGGAACTTCTACTTCTATAAGTACTATGATGAGAGAAGAATC